GAGAAAATGACAGGAGTAGAAGCGATAAAATATGAATACCNGTANGGAGCGAAANGATATGTTCTAAGCATAGAAGAAGTAATGCACCTAAGAAAATTCCAACCAGACCCATCCGTACAAAATGCAGTTATGGGATTGTCGCCACTGCAAGCAGCATATCGAACACTCGAAGCTTCTAATTTAGTTAATGAATCAGACGCAACTCTGATTAAGAATAGAGGTATGGCCGGTATGTTAGCAAGTGAACGCGAGAAGCCACTTACTAAAGAAGAAAGAGACCAAGCACAAGAAGCGATTAAAAAAAGAGTAGGCGGAGCAGACAAATACGGTTCTATCGGAGTTACTTCTGGAAAATTCTCATTCATTCAATTTGCAATGTCTCCAAGTGATTTAAAAATACTTGAAAATTCAGTACTAAAATTAAGAGACCTTTGCGCTGTTTATAATGTAAGTTCGAAAATGTTTAACGATCCGAGCGGTTCAACATATAATAACTCAAAAGAGGACAATAAGAAATTCTACACACAAGGCGTAATACCACCATTAGAAAATGACCTCGACCACTTTAATAGATTCTTTGTACCAAGCTGGAACGAAAGAGACGGAGTAATTTACACGGTAAAATTAGATACCTCTAAAATAGAAGCCTTACAAGTAGACAAAAAGACAGAAGCAGAAAAAGACAAAATAGTTATGGAGGGGGTAAAGGTCATTCTAAATATGCCTATGTCGAGTGAAGCAAAAAAGAGAATGTTAATTGACGAATATGGATTTAGCGAAGAAGTTGCTACGATTATAATAACACCAGAGGGTGAGAAAAACCAAACATTAGAAGTATTGCGGTCTATAAGTCCATTATTAGCGACAAAACTATTGGATAAAATACCAGAAGATGAAGTTAAAAGAATATTAAAATTATGAGAAACACAATCGAACAGAAATTAGCCACACATTTTGGAGTTAAATCTGCATATACACCGATTCAACAAAAAGTTGATTCAGAGAATAGAACTGTTAAAGCAGTTGGAAATACATATTTCTATATAGATTCAGACCTTGATATGTTAGTCAAAGGGTGTTGTATTAAGACTATTAACGACAAAGGTCCACAAAGCCAAGCAATAGCCAAAATAAAACATCAATCAGATCACGTACTCGATACACGAAACACAGTAGGCAGAATAACTGTATTAGACGAAAGAAATATTGAGGGCAAAGATGTACTGTATTTTGAGAGTTTTATTCCAGAAACACGAAAAGGCAATGACGATTTAAGAAACTACGAAGAGGGGTTATATGACAACCACTCAATAGGATTTAGATACAAAAATATCATACTTGCGGATAGGGAATCCACTAACGAAATGGAGCGCAAAGCATGGGATGAATACTATCCACTTGCATTGAATCCAGAGAAAGCAGATGAACATGGGTATTTTTGGGTTGTCAAAGAAATAGAATTATTTGAAATANNNGTTGTTAGTTTTGGAGCAAATTCANTNACTCCNAANCTTACAGGTAAAAGCAAGGATGCTAACGACAGATTAAAGACTGAAATCTTAGAAAGGATTGAAAATATAAGTTCACAACTTAAATCGAGTGCTTTAAGTAAAGAATCAAAAAAAGAAATAGAATTAGAATCTTTACAATTAAAGCAAATAGTAAAAGACCTTGAATTATTTGTGCCGTCTAAAAAATCTACTCCTAAAGAGTCAGAAATTAAGGACACCAAACCAAAGGCATTAATTAACGAAATAAGTAAACAATTTTAAATTTTAAAAAAGATGAAAAGTATTAAATTTTTCGCATTCGCAATATTAGCAATCTTGGTTGTAGGTATTATGAGTGCAATAGTAGGAACAGAAAGCGGAATTGCACTTGCAAGTTTGCCGGTATGGTTTATAATGAAAGGCGACAAAAAGACCTTTAAAGTACTTGACGATAGTATGCTTAAAGACTTATCTGATGAAGAAAAGTCTATGTATGTAGCTGAATTNATNAAGTACAATACTGAGATGGTAGAAACTCATCAAAAATCTATCAAAGAGGGAGCAGATAATGCAATAGAATTAAAAAGAGAGATTGAAAAGCTAAAAGATACAAATATCGAAGCTATGAAAACTCAATTAAATTCTGTAAGTGTAGAAATGCAAAGACTTGTTAAAGAAATTGAAAGCAAGACAGAAGANAAACCTCTTAGNTTTAGAGCAGAAGTTTTAAAGCAGCTTAATGCTAATAAAGANAAAATNCAAAAGATGTCAGAAACAAAGAATGGCACTTTAACTCTTGAAATTAAAGCNACTCAGACTTCAACAGATATTACAGGACGTGATTATATGCACGACAGGGTTCCTGGTATCGGAGCAATTGCAACACGTAANCCNTTTGTTTATGATTTGTTCAGAAAAATTGCAACAACTAAAGAGTATGTCAATTATGTAGATCAATTAGCAGTTGTTAGAGATGCTAATAACGTCGCTTTATGTGCTGCAAATTCAAGCTCAAACTCCAAATTAACATGGAAAGATTATGCAGTTAAGATGGAAAAAGTGCGTGATTTTGTTATAGTATGTCAAGATATGATTGACGATTATGACTATGTTGAGGGCGAATTAAGAACACTTGTTACAGATGATGTTGCTCTTAANGTAGATGCTTTATTATTGACAGGAACAGGCGTAAGTCCACAACTTAACTCTATTGAGTCCGTTGCTTCAACTTTCGCAGCTGGTTCTTATGCAAATGCTATTCAAGATGCTCAGACAATAGATTTATTAATGGTTGCAGCAAGTCAGATAGCTGATTTAGGAAAAAATAATAAGTTTATGCCAAATGTTATTCTTATGAATCCGGTTGACTTAACTAAGATGCAACTATTGAAAGATGCTGACGGCAATTATTTAACTCCTAATTGGATAACTTCAAACGGTGTTAATATTGGTGGAATGCCTATTATTCCAAATCAAGGAGTTACAGTAAATGAGGCTTATGTATTAGANTCNACAAANGGAACTNTATATGAGCGAAAAGGAACAGTAGTTGAGATGTCTTTTGAAGACTCAACTAACTTTCAAAAAGAGAATGTAACTATTAAGGCTTATAATAGATTAAATCTTTTGGTTAGAAATACAGATGCAAACGCATTTATGCACATCTCAAGTATTTCTGCTGGAGTTACAGCTATTACAGCACCATAATACAATATGTTAATAGAACAGGTGGGGTTGAAAGAGTCTCCACCTTTTCGNNGTATANAAAGTTTAATTTAAAAAAAATATTATGTTTATTGAAATTACTAAAGACCACGTAGCAGGTTTAAAAAAAGGCGAATACTCAANAGCCACTCAATCGAATGGTGAACAATTAATCAAAGAGGGATACGCCAAAGAAGCAAAAGAAGAAGATTTTTTAAAATGGCGAGAAAAGTTTTTAAAAGGACAAGAGAAAAACAAAGACAAAGTTGAAAAGCCTTTGAATATTATGACCGTTGATGAGGTTAGAGACTATATCTCAAAGAAAGGTTACAATATCGAACTTCAATATAAAGCATCAACAGGCAACTTAAGGAACAAAACTAAAAACCATTTACTAAAAGATATTTCTGCAATTGAATATCCAGAGAATTAATGTCAGACTATATATCCATATCAGACTTTGCAGGACTCACTAAGGTTGCGGGAGATAAATATACTGATTCAGATTTACAGTCTTATCTCGATCAATACGAAGTTATCTTTTTACAAGAACTTTTAGGAGCAGATTTATACGCAGAATTTGCANCCGATTGGGGTGGTNNTGCTCCGAGTTCNGCAAAGTTTACGGCTATATGGAANNCTTTTGCAATTGACTACGATTGTGAAATGGTTAAAAGTGAAGGCATCTTAAATATGTTGAAATATTTAATATATTTTGAGTATCTAAGAGACCAACCCATTAAGAATAACATAGCAGGCAATATGATAAATCAACAAGCCAATTCACAAGAGGCATTGCCGAGTGAGACGAATATGTACACGAATTATAACAAAGGCATAGAAACCTACAAAGCTATACAATGGTACATAGATTGCTACAACGTAAATAACTATGATTACA